CAAGCCTCTGGTCGAGTACCAGAACATGACCTCCGAGTTTGCTGAACTGCTGCGGCCGCAGACGATCATCGGCCGTATCGAAGGCCTGCGCCGCGTTCCCTTCAACATCAAGGTTCCCCGCCAGACGGCCGGCTCTTCGGCGTCGTGGGTCGGCGAGGGCAAGCCCAAGCCGGTTTCGGAACTGGCCTTTGATCAGATCCAGCTCGGCATGACCAAGCTGGCCGGCATCGTGGTCCTGACCGAAGAACTCGTGCGTGCCTCGAACCCGGCCGCCGAAGGCATCGTCCGCACCGACTTGGCCGCGACCATCATCTCGACGATGGACCGCGACTTCGTCGACCCTGCGAACGCCGGAACGGCCAACGTGAAACCCGCCTCGATCACCAATGGTGTGACGCCGGTTATCGCTTCGGGCCAGGACGCCGATGCCGTTCGCGCGGATGTGCGCAAGCTGCTGGCCAACTTCCTGCAGGCCAACCTCAACCTGACCGGCGCTGTCTGGATCATGAGTGAGACCACGGCGCTGGGCCTGTCGCTGATGCTGAACCCGCTGGGCCAACAGGAGTTCGCTGGGCTGCAGATCAACGGTGGGTCGGGCGGCACCTTCTTCAACCTCCCGGTCGTGCTGTCCGAGAACGTCATGCCCAACGCCGGCACTGGCGATCCGGTCACCGGCGACGGCGCCCGGATCATCCTGGCCAAGGCGTCGGAAATCCTGGTCGCCGACGATGGCCAGGTGATGCTGGACGCTTCGAACCAAGCGTCGCTGCAGATGAACACCGCTCCGACCGACGGTCCGGCCGAGCTGGTGAGCCTCTGGCAGAACAACCTGGTCGGCATCCGCGCCGAGCGCTTCATCAACTGGTCCAAGCGCCGCGCGCAGGCGGTCCAGTACATCGACCAGGCCAAGTACGGCGGCTGATCGACCGAAGAGGCCCGCTGAGATTTCGGCGGGCCTCTTCCTTTTCACAGGAGATCGCCCATGGTCGAGAAAGTCGATCTGATCGCCAGCAAGGCGATGACCTACGCCACGCGCCGGCTCGCCGCCGATGACGTGTTCCAAGCGTCTCGCCGGGACGCCCGACTGCTGGTCGCCATCGGCAAGGCCAAGTTCGTCGATGCGGCCGAACAGCCGCCCGCCAAGCCGAAGCCGCCAGAACCGAAGGCTAAGCCCGGCCGCGCCCCCGCCAAGCCGAAGGCCCGCTGACCTTGGCGTCCGTCTATCTCGTCCTGATCCTGGCGCTGCTGGCCGCCGTGCTTGGCGTCGCCGGCGTGGCCGTTCTGTTCGGGCATGGATGGGCGTTGATCACGGCTGCCGCCTTCTGCGCCGCTGCGGCGGCGATCCTGCGTAAGGGACTGAAAGCGAATGCGTGATTTCGGCATCCTGCGAACGGTCCAGAACGCGCTCGTGCAGCGCTCAGGGGCCCTTCACTCCGTGGTGCCGCGCTCTGGCCCGCGCACGATCCTGGAGAGCTTCGCGGGCGCCTGGCAGCAGAACGTCGAGGTTCAGACCACGGACGTGTTGGCCTTCCCGACGGTCTATCGCTGCATCGGCCTGATCGCATCGGACATCGCAAAGCTGCGAGTGAAACTGGTTCAGCGCGACGCGGACGGCATCTGGTCGGAGACGACCAACCCGGCATATTCGCCCGTCCTGAGGAAACCGAACCTCTACCAGACCCGCATCCAGTTCTTCGAGTGCTGGATGATTTCGAAGCTGATCAGGGGCAACACCTACGTCCTGAAGCAGCGCGATGGTCGAGGGGTTGTGACCCGCCTTCACGTGCTCGATCCTGATCGCGTCGAGCCGCTTATCTCGAAAGCGGGAAACCTGTTCTATCGGCTGAAGACCGATGAACTGGTCGGGTTGCCGGACGAGGTGATCGTCCCCGGCCGGGAGATCATCCACGACCGGATGAACCCCCTCTACCACCCCCTCGTCGGGGTCTCTCCGATCTATGCGGCCGGGCTCGCAGCCGTACAGGGCCGCCGCATTCAGGAGGAGAGCGCGACCTTCTTCGCCAATGGTGCCAAGCCGGGTGGGGTGCTCACGTCGGACAGCGACATCGACGACGCGGACGCCAAGCAGATCAAGGCCGACTGGAAGACCATGTTCTCCGGCAAGAACGCCGGAAACGTCGCAGTGCTCGCCGATGGGCTGAAGTACCAGGAAATCCAGATCACGGCCCACGATTCGCAGCTGATCGAACAGCTGAAGTGGTCGTCGGAGACGGTGTGCTCTGTCTTCGGCGTTCCCTCCTACAAGGTGGGGGTTGGCACGCCGCCTTCGCACGACAACGTCGAGGCGATGGACACCCAGTATTACGCGCAGTGCCTGCAGACGCACTTCGAGCACATCGAGCTTCTGCTGGACGAAGGTCTGGCCATGCCCGAGGGTCTCGGCACCGAGTTCGATCTGGACGATCTGCTGCGCCTCGACAGCAAGTCGCAGATGGAAGTGCTCGACAAGTCCAAGGGCAAGATGACCGTGAACGAGCAGCGCAAGCGGCTCGGCCTCAAGCCTGTCGAGGGCGGCGACACGGTCTACCTGCAGGAGCAGGACCACAGCCTCGCCGCTCTGGCGAAGCGCGACGCTCGCGAAGACCCATTCGCCAAGGGCGCCGCTCCCGCCCCCGAGCCCGCCAACGACAACACCGACGACGAGGCCGAGGGCCAAGCCAAGGCCGCGCTCGAAACCATCGCCAAGGGGTTCAATCTGATGTCCGACGGAAAGGCCTTGGGGAAAGAGATCATCGCCCAAGTGCGCGGCTTCGTAGACAGCGCGATCGCGCCCGTTCTGCTGCGCCTGAAGGCGCTTGAGGACGCGGCCCCGGCGCGGGACGGCAAGGATGCTGACCCGGCTGAGATACAGCGAATGGTGGACGAGGCCGTGGCCAAGGCTGTGGCCGCCCTGCCCAGGCCGGAGAACGGAAAGGACGGACGCGATGGGGCTGACGGGGTCGGCCTGACCGGCGCCCTGATCGATCGCAGCGGAAGCCTCGTCCTGACCTTCAGCAACGGAGACACCAAGGAGATCGGCGTAGTCGTCGGGCGCGACGGCAAGGATGGCCGGGACGGCGCCGATGGGGAGCAAGGCCCGGCCGGGTTCGACCTCGACGACTTCGGCGTCAGCCAGGGCGACGATGGCCGCACGATCGAGCTTCACTTCGAGCGCGGCGACCTGCGCGTCACCCGCGAACTGGAACTGCCGGTGGCGATCTATCGCGGCGTCTTCAAGGAAGGTGAGACCTACGCGATCGGCGACATGGTCACCTGGAGCGGGTCGGTATGGTCCTGCACCGTGCCGGGGACGGACAAGCCGGGCGATGGCTCCAAGGGCTGGGTTCTGGCGGTCAAGAAGGGCCGCGACGGCAAGGACGGCAAGGACGGCGCGCGCGGCCCAGAGGGCAAGGCAGGACCCGCTGGTCGTGACCTGACCCAGCTCGGGATGGACGGCGCCAAATGGTAGAACTCGTCACGCTCCTCGAACTGAAGACCCGGCTGGGCTTCGACTTCGACCATGACGACGCGGCGCTGACCCTGATCCTCGGCGAAGCGCAGGACCACGTGCTGAAGTACGTCGCTGCGGCGGACGATGCCTGGACGGACCAGACGGTCCCGCCCCGCATCAAGTCGGCCATCATCCTCGTGTCCGCCCGCCTCTACGCCAACCGCGACGACGACGGCGAAATCCTCACCCCGGCGGTGAAGAGCCTACTCCGGCGAGACCGAAAGCCCGTCGTCGCATGACCCGGAAGGAGAACGACATGCGGATCGTGATGAAGGAAACCCACAACTTCCAGCCGAAGAACGCTGGCCGGATCACGGTCAAGTACATCGGCGGCGAGGAGTACACGGTGAAGCGCGAATGGGGGGCGCTGATGGTCCGCCGCGGCGTGGCCACTGAGATCAAGGCGCCGCCTCGACCCAAGGCTGAAGCCTGATGGTCGATCTGAACGCCCTTGTAGCCTTCGACAAGCGCGGCGTGGACAGCAACGGCGATCCGCTGGGCGAGTTCGCTGAAGTCTTCCGCTGCCGGGCTGCCGTCGACTACCAGCGGGGTTCAGAGACGGCCATTGCGAACCGTCTGGAGGGCCGCCAGCCCGCAACCATCATCGTGCGCGACAACCCGACCACGAGGGCCGTGACGGCGGCGTGGCGGGCCAGGGTGATCGCTGGGCGTCGGGTCAGGGTCGGGGACGCCTTCAACATCCAGTCAGCCGCCCCAGCCCGCGAGATGGGCTTCATCAACCTGCTGGGCGTGGCCGGCGGAGCCACCGGCTGATGGCGGGCTTCTCGAACCGCCGCCGCGTCAACCGGATGATGAAGGCGCTGCCGGACAAGGTGCGGAAGGCCGTCGAGCGTCAGCTTGAGATCAACGCGAACGACATGGTCGAGACGGCCAAAAACTTCGTCCCGGTCGAGGACGGCGCCCTGGTCAGCTCGATCAAGCAGGAGGATGCGTCCAAGGATGGACGAATTGCCCGCCGAGTCTCGGCCGGTAACCGCGAGGCCTTCTATGCCGGATGGGTCGAGCACGGCCACGGCGGCGCCGCCCCTCGCCCGTTCTTCTACCCGGCCTATCGGCTGAAGCGCCGTCGCTACCGCAACCGCATGAGGACGGCCGCCAAGAAGGCCATCAAGGAGGCGACGAAGTGAACATCGCCACCGCCGTGCGCCTCGCCGCCGAGAACCAACTGCGTAACGACGCCGCCACCGTCGCCGCCTTTGCACCCGGCAATGTCCGCATCTATCCCCTGGCGCCGCCCCTGCCGGCCACCTTCCCCTACATCCACATGGCGGTGCAGGTGATCGGCGACGACACCGAGTGCGCCGAAGGGTCCGAAGCGGTGCTGACGCTGGAAATCTTCGCCCGCGACGCGACCTACGAGGCGAGCGCCGCCCGGGTAGAGGCCATCGCCGGGGCCGCCCGTCGCGCCCTCGTCCGCGAACTCACGCTGGACGGCCACGTCATGGACAACTGGCTGTTCGAGGGCGACCGCCCCATCAGCGATCCCGACGTGCTCACGGCCCATAGGAGCCTGAGCATCACCTATCTGACGACGGCCTCGGCCTAGCAGACCCCCGCCGCCTCCGGGCGGCTTTCTTACATCAGGAGGCCATCATGGCGTTCAAAGGCACGCGCGGGGTTCGCCTCGTGGTCAAGGTCGGCGACGGCGCAACCCCCGAAGTCTTCACCCCGCTCTGCACGATCAACGCCGAGCGCGGCATCACCTTCAACGCGCAGACCAACGACGAGACTATCCCGAACTGCGAAGACCCGGAGGCCATCGCCTTCCTGTCCCGCGAGAAGTCATCGCTCTCGGTCGACGTCACCGGCGGCGGCAAGAACAACAAGGCGGACAACAAGACGCTGTGGGATTGGTGGAAGTCGCCGGATCCGCGCAACTGCCAGGTCGTCCTGACCGATCCGACGCCGGCCAATGAGATCACCTGGGAAGGCGCGTTCCACCTCACCCAGTACGACCTGACCGGCAACGAAGGCGAGAAGGTTGGTTCGACCATGTCGCTCTCGTCCGACGGCGAAGTGACCGCTACCTTCGGCGCGAACGTCGGGGGCGTCTGATGGGCCTGAAGACGGAAATCCGTCTCGATTTCGCAGGGGAGAGGCGGTCTTTCGACCTCTCCCCGATCGGGTGCATCCGTCGACTGCAAGACGCATGCGATGCGGGGCCAAACCACATTCGGATGCGCTTGCTCGATGGGACATGGCGCGATCACGACCTGCGCGAGCCACTCATCCAAGGTCTGGTGGGGGGCGGCCTGAGCCAGAGAGACGCTCAGTCACTCGTCGAAAAATGGGTCGATCCCGAACCCAAGAACCAATTCCTTCCTGTTTCCCAAGCGGTGCTTCTGGCCTGGCTCGTCGGAGCGGAGGACGAAGATCTGGGGGAGCCCAAGGGGGAGGAGCGGAAGTAGACCCCCTCCCCCGAAGCAAAATCCGCTTCGCAAACGTCTATGGGGCAGGGTGCGGCATCCTCGGCCTCTCGCCGCGTGAAATCGACGCCATGACATTTTGGGAGTTCGGTGCAGCTATCCAAGCCTGGACGAAGGCCAACAGCCCTGCTGAGGAAAAGGTGACCAGTCTGTCCGACGAAGAGCACGACGCCTTGATGGCGCAGCACGCCTAGCCCTACCCTCCGCAGAACCAGGAGGCTGATGCATGAAACGATTTCTCATTCTGGCGGGCGCTATTGCTCTCGCCGCCTGCGGAGACACTGGTTCGGCTCGAAAGGCCGTCGAAGCTCAGTTGAAAGACCCGTCATCTGCCCAGTTCAAAGACGTCCGGCGGATTGGCGAGGTCGTGTGCGGGACCGTCAACAGCAAGAACTCGTTCGGCGCTTATGCCGGGTTCGTTCGCTTCTACGTTGTCGACGGACAGGCCGCCATCCTGGAGCCGGAAGAGAGCGGCCAGGCGAGAGAGTATTTCGAGATCGCCTTCAATCACCGGTGCCAGTCGCCAGTCTGACTGAGCAGCGCAGCTATCATTTCGCAGGGGCGGTTCTTCGGAGCCGCCTTTTTCTTTGGGGGCAGCATGGCTCAAGACGTCAATACCCTGGTGCTTCAGATGTCTGCCGACGTCCGCCGCTTCGAGAAAGCGATGGACTCCATGCGGGCAACTGCTGATCGCCGATTGAACGAGGTTGAGCGGCGAGCCACCCAATCTCAGAAGAACCTCACAAGGATCATGGATAGCGCCGGGCGCGACATGACGTCGGCCCTGCGCACAAGCCTCACGGCCCTGGCCCCGACATTGGCGGCCGCCTTCTCCACGCAACAGGTGATCAAGTACGCCGACGCGTACACGTCGCTTCAAAACCGTCTGAAAGCGACCGGCCTTGAGGGGATGGCGCTTCAGCGTGTTGAGGACCGGCTCTATGAGACGGCGAACCGGAATGGCGTGGCGGTCGCAGCCACGGCTGAGCTCTACCAGCGCGCGACGATGGCGCGCCAAAACCTAGGCGCAAGCGAGGAGAAGTTGCTCGACTTCGTGTCGGGCACGTCCGCCGCACTGAAGGTGCAGGGCACCTCGGCCACCGAGGCAAGCGGCGCTCTGCTCCAGCTAGGCCAGCTCTTGGGCGGCAACGTCGTCCAAGCGCAAGAGTATAATTCCCTGATCGATCAGACGCCTGTTTTGCTCCAGGCGGTGGCGAACGGTTCTGACCGCTTCGGCGGGTCGATCAACAACCTGACCAAGCTCGTCAAGGATGGGAAGGTCAGCTCGAAAGAGTTCTTCGACGCTGCTCTCGTCGGGTTCAAGTCCATCGAGCAGCAGGCGAACTCTGCGGTTCCCACGGTTTCGGCGGCGCTCCAGACGCTCGACAACCAACTCGGACGTTATGTCGGTCAAACCGACAGCGGACTTTCGGCGACGCAGAGGATGGCGCAGGGCATCATCCTGCTTTCGGACAACCTCGACACGGTCACCATTATCGTCGGAGGGCTCGCGACGATCATTGGCGGCCGATACCTTCTGTCACTCACAGCATCGGCGACAGCAACGATTGCGGCGACTGCAGAGAGCGTCCGGTATCAGTTGGCACTGGCGTCACTGGAAGCCCGTCAACTTGGGGTGAGCCGCGCCACGGTCCTCGCAACCGGCGCGACGCGTACCTTCACTGCCGCCATTGCCGCGAACCCGCTGGGGGCCGCCCTCGTCGCGACCGCCGCTCTGGCGGCTGGCATCTATCTGCTCAACCAACGCTTCAGTGAAGGCGCGCGCGCCGCTCGTGAATTCGAAGCGATGACCACTGCCGGAAGCAAGGCCCTGGCAGAGTACGAGAAGGCTCAGATCAAAGCCAAGAACGCGTCCAAGGAAAGCGCGGCCTACGCGCGCGAGAACGCGAAGGCCATGCGCGAGGAAGCTCAGGCAGCTATTGTTGCTGCGCGCGCCTTGGCTGCGAAACGAACCCAAGAAGCGCAGACAAGGCTGGCCGCTGCGACGGCAGCGGTCGAGGAGGTCAACTCTGGCCGCCCTCGCGAGATGGGCGAGGCGCTCGGCCAGGCTGCGTACGCTGCGGGTGCGATCCGAGAAGCGCAGCGCGCTCAAGCCCAGGCAGCCGAAGCGATCCGCGAACAGTGGCGACAAGAGGACGAATTCGCCCGCATCGCAGCCGGCATTAATCTGGGCGGCGACGGCGGAACTACGACCTCGACCGGGGATGGAAAGACCAAAAAAGGCCCCAGCGGTCCAACGCCGGAAGAATTGGCGCGCCAGCGCCAGCTTCTGGATTTGCAGATGCAAATCGAACGGCTGCGCGCCCAAGGTCAGGACGATGCCGCTAGGGCGAAGCAGCGTGAGCTCGATACGCTGAACCTCACGAAGCAACTGCAGGATGCGGGTGTCCAAGACGCCAAAGCGCGCGCGGAGGCTCAGGTCGCTGCAATCGCGGTGGCTGAAGATGCGCAGCGCGGTCTGCAGATCCTCTGGGATCGCAATCAGGAAGCACTAGAGAAGCAGGAGGCTGCAAACGAGCGCGCCAATGACCTGCTTCTGGATCGGCTCGGCTACGAAGCAGAGCTGGCACGCCTTGCAGGTCACGAAGGACGCATTCGGACGGCTGAGCGCGAACTGTTCATCGCCAGCCGAGTGAATGAACTGCTCGAGCGTCGAATCGAGCTTTCTCGAGATGCCGCCCAGGCACGTGCAGAGCGCGAATGGACCGCCCTCGACAACGCTGACACGGAAGGCGCGCTGCGCGACGAGTTCCGCCGGTCGTTCAGCGAGGGCATCAGGGCCGCGATAGACGGCGACCTCGGCGGCTTCTTCGAGAACCTGGCGGATCGCTTCACCGACCGGATGCTGGACAACCTGGCCGACGACCTGTTCGACCTGCTGGCCAGCGCGGCTAAGGGCTTCGGCCAAGGAGGCGGCGGCACAGGATGGCTGAGCAGCATCGCCAGCCTCTTCGCCGGTAAGCGCGCCAGCGGCGGCGCTGTCGTTCGCGGGCAGGCGTACATCACCGGCGAGCGGCGTCCCGAGGTCTTCGTTCCGAACACCAGCGGCACCATCATCCCGAGCGTCAACGCCGCGATGAACCGGGCGCAGCAGGCCCATGCGGCCCGTCAGCAGCCCGTCATCGTTCAACTGGCCGTCGATGAAGGCGGCCTCTTCGTTCCGCGCGTACAGGCCATCTCCGGCTCGGTCGCCGTGCAGACTACGACCATGGGCGTCGCCACCGTTCAGGACCAACAGCGCACGAACGCGATGCGCCGCAGACAGAGCCTCGTCGGATGATCGAACTTCCTGCCTGCCCTCCGATCAAGGAGGCGGTCCCTCGCTACGTCAGCTTCGGCGTCGACCAAGACCCGATCCTCGGCGGCCCGCAGTCGAAGGTGCTGCGCATGGGCGACCGCTGGGCCATCGATGTCGAGACCTATCCGGCCGAGTACGCCGAGCACGGGATGAAGTACCTGTCTCGGCTGGTGCGCGGCCTGAAGGAGACTGTTCGGCTGGCTTTTCCAGAGCCGGGGGTGAAGCCCCGGTCCTATGGGGCGCCGGTCGTCGCCTCGGCGGGATCGTCAGGCACGGTGCTGCCAGTCAGCGGCCTGATCCCCGGCGACGTGATCAAGGAGGGAAAGTTCTTCTCCATGATCATCGGCGGCCACTCCTACCTCTATCAGGTCGCGGTCGCGGATGTGGTCGTCGGCAGCGGCGGCACGGCCACCCTGCAGATCGAACCGATGCTGCGGCGCCAGCCGCCAGCCGGAACCGCCCTGGATTTCGAGCCCAAGATCGAGGGGTTCGTCCAAGGCAACGAGCAAGCCTGGAACACGAGCCGGTCGAAGTACCTGCCCTTCCGCTTCACCATCAAGGAGCGTGCCTGATGTCCATGTCTCCGGCCATGTTGGCCGCGCTTCAGGCCCGCAATCCTCTGCTGGTCCACCTGCTGAAAATCGAACTGCCCGGTAAGACGATCCGCCTGGTGGACGGCTCTGGCTTTGTGCTGTGGGGCGGCGAGTCGTTCAAGGCCGAGGACGCCGATTTCGGCAAGATCGCCGGCTTTGGCGAGTTCACCGAGGCCGAGGGCACAGAGGCGCCCCGACAGACCGTGCAACTGCTCCCGACCGGCAACGCCGCCATCGCCGCCCTGACCGCGCCCAGCGCCCAGGGCTCGCCGGTCACCATCTACGCCGCCGCCATCGATCGGCAGACCGGCCAGGTCATCGGCGAGCCGGACGTGCGCTTCGTCGGGGAACTCGACGACGCCGGGTTCAACCATGCGCTGAACTCGTCGCTGTTGGAACTGGAAGTGGCGACGATCTGGGAGCGTCTGTTCGACGAGAATGAGGGCCATCGCTGGAACAACGCCTTCTGGACCCACCTCTTC